GCGGCGCGCCATTCGTTGACCGTGAACGCCCACGGGGCGGTCTTCATGACCTCGCGCCTGCCCTCGACGTCCTCGGGGATGGTCGAGACGAACCCGAGCGACGTGCCGCGCGAGACGCCCAGGCGTTCGAGCAGCGGCACGAGCTTGGCGTTGTACTCGTCGGCGAGGTAGGAGACGCGCGGCTCGACGCACATGCTGTGGTAGATGTCGAGCGCGGCGGTGATGGTCGCCCGGTTGCTCGACTCGAGCTGACCGATGACCTCGGGCGGGACGCCGTAGAGGGTGCGGATGACGTCGGCGAGGTGCTTGCGAACCTCGAGCACGCCCGAGTTCGGCGCGCTGTCGCCCAACTTGTGGACCTTCCAGTCGCCCGAGATGAAGCTCGTCGCGTGCGCCTTGCGGAAGCCGCGGTGCTTCTCGTCGTACTTCGCCTTGGCGGCCTTGGCCTGTGCCTCGGTGAGGCCGTTCGCCGAGAAGATCATGCTCGGCGTGGCGTCGTTGTAGAAGTAGGCCTTGGTGTGCTTGGCGGCGTACTCGACGGTTTCGACCTCGTCGGCCGCCGCGCCCCCCAGGCCCAGGCCACGCCCATACGGGTTGGAGGGGTTGGGCGTCTTGTACCAGACCACCTCATCCTCACCGAACCGCCAGTCGCGCGACCCCATCGTGATGATGAAGGGCAGCTCGGCGCCCTCGTCGACCTGCACCCATGTCGGCGGGACGACGGTGTAGTAGGTGCGCCCACCCTCGACGGAGACGACGGCGAACGACTCGCCGAGCGTGTCGATGTAGAGCTGCTCGAGGAACCGGACGGCCTGGCCGGAGAGCTGCGTGCTCGGGCGCTCGAGCACGTCGGTGAGCCCGCGCGTGTTTGCGCCTCGGGCCTCGACCGCGTAGAACTGAGCCGTGCCGACCGATTTTGCGACCCGGAGCGCCACCCGCGTGTACTCGGGGGTGCTCATGACGAGTTGTAAGAGCTGGTCGTTGCCACGCTCCGGTGGCGTCCGCCTGTTCGGCTGCGTCACACCGAGCACCCCCGCCTCCTCAGACGGGATGCTCGAGCCGAAGCCGAACCAGGATTTGATAGACGCCAGAAACGACAAAACGCCGCCCTCGTGAGAGGAGCGGCGTCATGCACACTCGTGTGATGCGCCAACAGTAGTGGCGTGAAGGGAGGGAGTCAAGTGGATGTCAAGAAGATTCTGACGGGGTGGGTGGTGCTCATCGTCATCAGCGGATGTTTTTGCGGAGACGGCCGAGGTCCGGCGCTCGACAACTTGGGCGCACCCCCGACGGACGGAGGTGTCCTCAACGGCTCATGCGACGGCACTACAGACACGCTGCCTGCCTGCGTTCGCGATGGCGACTACCTGTTCTACACGTGCAGCGAGGGACGGACTGAGCCCACATGGGTCGAGTGCACGGAAGGCGAGGTGTGCAACGGGTTACGCGACACCACGCCCGCGCTGTGTGTCGACCCGGATGACATTCTGTATGAGAGCGGGTCCGGCATGGAGCCTGGCTCAGACTGGTGGCTCGACGAAAAGGCGCGTCAGGAGGCCGAAGACCAGGGCGGCGGCTCGCCCTCGTGCTGCAAGGTATGCCGCTCATCAAGGGCATGCGGCGACTCGTGCATCAGCCCCTCGAAGTCATGCAACGTAGGCCGCGGCTGCGCCTGCAACGGCTAGAGGAAGAAGAACGGCGCCGTCTTGCACAACTTGTAGAGCCCGCTCGTCGCGTCCACGCGGTCTCGCTTGCCGTGCGGGAACGCCTCGAGGTCCGCCTTGTACGCCGCCCACCACTCCGGCCACGCGCCCGACGCGTCGCCGACGACGACCACGCGCCCGCGCTCGGCCAAGCCAAGCCAGCGCGCCGCACGCGCGACCTTGTCGCCGGTCGGGTTGTCGATGGTGACGTGATAGCCGGCGAGGTGGGTCGTGACGTAGTCGTCGGCGGCCTCACTCCCCGTGGCGCCGCCCTCACGCTCAATCCCTATCTCGACGTCGCCGTGGGCGTGCTCGTCGGCCTCGGCCACGTTGCGCATCCATGAGCGCTTGGCCGACCCGCTCACCCGGCGCGCCGCGCAGTCGAACAGGTAGAGCGTCTCACCCTCGACCTCGTCGGTGTGCAGCGCGCCGAGCACGCCCGCCGTCCAGTCCGGGTTGGGGTTCTTCGCGCTGACCTCGGTGTTGGCGAGGTCCCAGTAACGCTTCATCGTCAGCCCCTCGGGGACCTGGTCGGGTCGCACGCACCGGATGCGGTGGTCGGCAAACATGCCCCGGGCGTAGCTCACATCCCAGTTGCCCCCGAGCAGGCGCTCACGCTCGACGCGCGGCAGCATCTCGAGGTTGGTGAGGTACTCGGGGTTGGCCTCGAGCAGCGCCGGGTTGTCGAGCGCGCTCGCGCGGATGAAGGTGAAGCTGAGCGCGCCCTCGACCGGCTCGTCGAACCACTCGAGTGCATCGCCCGCGCGCTTCATCCACCGCACTACCCCAGACCTTTCAGGGATGGCGAGCCCGTCGGGGCCTATCCACCAGTCGATGAGGCGGCGCACCCAGCTCGACGAGTCGGGATTGGTGGTCGCCCTCATGCACGGCCTGAACTTCGAGCCCGGCGAGCGCATGCGCGAAAGCAGATACCAGAACTGCCCCTCTTCGAACTCGGTGAGCTCGTCGAACCCCACCCAGGTGTACTGCGCGCCCTTGTGGTCGAGCTTGGTGCGTTCGTGCTGCATGTGCGTGAACGTGAAGCTCGCGCCCGACGGCCAGGCCACCCGCATCGGCGCGGCGAGCCGGGGCACCCCGCCGAGCGGCTCATACATCGCGCGCGCTTCCTCCCACAGACCGCCCTCGTTTGTGAGGCTGGGCACCGACCGTCGGAAGAAGACGGCGCGGTAGTGCGGGTCATGCACGCCGCGCAGCGGGTCGAGCAGGAGCGCAAAGGACTTGCCGCCTCCCGCCGCGCCGCCATACAGCGCGATGTCGGCGGGGGTCGAGAGAAACGCCTCCTGCGGCCCAGGCTGCGCGCGCAGAACCTCAGTCACGGCCACGCCCGTTGTCGGGCAGCACGACGCGCACAGGCACGTCCACGGCGCCGGAGTGCTCGACCCGGTCGAGGAACATGCCCTTAGAGCGCGCCGCGTCACGCAACGCCGCCAGCCGGTGCTTGACCTCGACGGCATCCCGCGCAATCTCCGCCCACGCCTCCTGTATTTCCTCGGCGGTCAGCACCCCCGGACGCTTCGCGAGCTCGGCGCTCCGGTCGGCGATGGCCTGTAGAATCTTAGGATTTCGCATGTTGTCGGCGGCGCTCCCCTCAGGCGATGAATACCCCGCTACGCGCGCCGCCTGGGTCGCGTTGCCCCTTGCCACGCCACAGTATGCCTCAACGTAGGCACGTTGCTTCGGCGTCATCACACCCTCCTCACGACCTCGGGCGACTCCACGCACACGGTCACCCGGCTCGGCTGCACCCTGGTCAGCTTGATCGTCGTCTCGCCCACGGTGAGCGAGTCACCCGGCCACCCGAGCAACACGACCCCACCATCCGAGCGCAGGGCCGCCTGGCCGTCACGCACACCCACGAGTTCGAGCTCGAGGCCGCCGACGACGGCGAGACCGCCCACCTTGAGCGTAATGCACTTCACTCGTCCACCTCCACCCGCACCCGCCCAACCCCACGCACCTCGAGCACCCGCACCATTCGCACCTGCCCCCTGCACTCGACGCGCAGCCGGTGACCAGGCCCCACGCTCGCGCGCACCCGCAGCGTGATGGGCGCGCCCTCGTCGAGCAGCATGAGCTGTGTGGGGTCGATGGTATAGGTCACGGGTCACCCCCCAGGCTGAAACCCTTGAGCGTGCCCATGCAGATGTCGCAGGCGGTGGCGAGGTCGAGCGCCCCGTAAGCGCGGTTGATGACGCCCATGGTCACGTCGGGTGGAAGACCGGCGACGCGTGCCATGGCGAGCATGTCGCGCGCCTGCTCACGGCTGTAGAGCGTCGTGGTGGCGATGTGCTGCGCCGTGTCTGCAACCTTCTTGTCGTCGTCGTTCGCCTTCATGCCGCCCCCTGGTCACGTCCACCCCGCGCAAACAGGATGCTCTCGTCACCCTGCTCAACCCACATCGCCTTGGACCACCAGACAGGCTCAAGCCCGCTGGGCTGGTGCCACGAGGCGAACCACTCCCCGTCTCGCGGGTGTACGCCGCCAGTGGGATTGAGCCAGCCCGCGTACAATGTCGACCCATGGAACGACACGTTCGGCGGACGTCCGAGGAGCAGGGAGGCAGCCCACCCCGCGATGAGTTGGGGCACGACTTCGATCGCCGCGGCGAGCTCGGCCTCCTGCTCCTCGTAGTACCGGAGTTCCTCCCACGGTCGCTCCGAGGCTCGCCACGGCAGCGCGCGCACTTCTCTCGGCCGAGCCCGCAGCGCCCACGCGCTCGCCGCGCGGAGCTGCCGCACGAACCCCGGCGCTCCCCTAGTCGCCACGTAGTAGTAGTCGCCCACCTCACCGTGTCGCCTGAGCAGGTCGGTGAGGTAGGCGTCGACGTCAGGTCGCAGCAAACCATGAAACGCCATCCAAACGACGTGCTCAAAGAACTCGTAGAGCGCCCGCGGTTCCCCTTCGATGGCCATGTGCGCCAGTGAACGCACGTTGCCGAATGCCTCATCGCCCGCCATCACTCCACCCCGCTCAGGTCGCCGCGCTGCGCCGCCCGTTTCTGAGCCTTCGCCTTGGCGTCGTCCCACCTCGAGCTGCCGGGGCCGAGACGGTCACCGAACGCCCACATGCACCCGCACAGCGTGAGCCCAGACCAGCAGCCCGCACCCACGATCAGTGCGGACACCGGCTCGACCTCGAGCCACACGAGCAACAACGCCACGGGCATGGCCAGACACGCCATGAGCACCCCGAGCACGAGCACGGGCAGCAGCTCCCGCATCAACTCCCTCACTGCACCCATAACTTCTCCCTCGAACTGTCATTTCTTGCAGTCACGGTACAACCTCCCTGTAGACATCGACGGGGTCGGGCGCCTCATACACCCGCTCCCCGAGTTCGCCGCGCACCTCGATGAGGTCGAGCTCGTTATCACGCTCGATGCGTTTCACCTCGAGCACACGGCCGCCGTGACGGTGGGCGACGATGTCTCCCTTGCGCAGTTCTTCGGCGCGCACGATCTGGTGCGTCACTTCACTCACGACGACACCTCCCGCACCACGACCCACACCCGCGACGCCGTGAACGGCTTGACCTCCACCACGCGCACCGACCGCACTATCGCGCCCCGATGCACCGTGAGCCGGTCGCCCACGGCGACCTCATCAGGCGGGGCGAGCAGCTCGACGGTGCGTCCCTCGGCCAGCTTGCCGGGGTCGTGTGGACCGAGTTCGCGCCAGTCGAAGGTGTGACCAGGGACGGTGGTCATGATGCCCTCCGCAACCTGCGGCGCAGACGCCCGAGCGCTTCGCGCACCGATGGCCAGCCGGGCTCATGCCCTTCGAGCGTGAATGCCGACACGTAGCCCATCGACAAAACACCACGCTCGATGTTCTCCCATCGGCGCTTCGGCCACCCGAGCGCGTGCGATGCCTGCATCGGACTCAGGCCGCCGCGAATGTCGGCCATGTGCTTTCGCTCCGAATAGTGCTCGACACCCTTCGCGCCGTGACACCTCGGACACCCCTTCTGGACCCCCGTCGCGCCGGGGTAGTCGACCATCAACACGTTGACCACACCACGACCATTGCACGTCGAGCACGGCACCCACTTCCATCCTGGCCTCATTACCTCACCCCCTCGAAGCTGTAGCTATGCCTCATGTGAACCCAAGCGAGCGTGCCGTCCTGGCGGCCCATGTACCCGCCGCACATGTCGAAGATACGCCGCAGGATGCGCTCGTCGTAGGCGTTCGAGCTGTCGCCCATGAGCGCCTTGGGCGTCACGTTCGACGTGATGACGGTCCGCAGGCCACGGCCCCACCTCGCGTCAAGCACCTCCCAAAGCTTCTCGGCGGCCCACTCAGTCGACTTCGCCACACCCAGGTCATCGATGATGAGTAGCTCGGCGCTGGTGTACGTCTCGAGCTCGGCGCCCCCGTTCGGGCGCAGGCTGCGCAGCATCCCCGGCTCGCTCACCCGCACCACGCTCGGCAGCGGCGGCGCCGCCCACTCGAAGCGCTCGGCGTCGAAGGCGGTGTAGCGCTCGAGGCGCGCAGCGAGGAAGCCGCGCACGAGCTCGGCGGCCTGCTGGCTCTTGCCGGTGCCTGCCGGGCCGTAGAGGTACGCGCCGCACCGCTCCCGGCTCGACCCGGCGAGTAGGTCGAACAGGCACGAGAGCAGCTCGACGCCCTGGCGATGCCAGTGGACGTCGGCGACGTCGACGCGGCAGTGCTTACGCCAGACGTTGAGGGCCTCGAGCCGCCACGCGGTCATACGGTCGGCCGCCGCCCGCGCCTTGCACGGCTGACAGTCGATGACGAGCCACCGCCCCGAGGGGCGCCGCACGAGCTCGCGCTCGGCGCCACACGTCGGGCATGTCGGGTCGGGCTCGTCCTGGCCGAGGTGGTCAGGCATCGCACGGTCGACCCACTCCTCGAGCTCGGCGAGCGCGGCGCTCTTGTCTTCCGGTTTGCGTTGGTGGGTCATCACGCCACCCCCTGCACGCCAAAGCGCGCTGCGTCGCGGGCCTCGACCTCGTTACAGACTTCCTCGAGGAAGTCGAGCACGTTGGTGTTGACCTCGAGCGTATTGGCGAGCTTCTTCGGTGCGCGGCCCGGCTTGGTGCCATAGTCCGGTGCGGCCATGTCCTCGAGCAACGCGCCAACGGCGCGCTCGGGACGACGCCCGAACCGAGCGCGGATGCCGGGGAGCGCTCGCTTGACCTCGGCCTTGATGGCCTCGACGTCCCAACGGTTCTGCTCGAGCAGTCTGGCGAGCAGCGGGGCGAGCACGCTGGAGCGGTGCCCCGTCTCACAGTGCTCGCGCTCCATGTATCCAACCAGCCCGATGGCGAGACGTCTCGCGTCCTCTCCCACCTGGCTCACTCCCCAGCCCTGAACCAGGGGAGGGGGCGCCGACTCGTCGCTTCGCGCGGCCGCGTCGCTCGCGCGAGGCACCACCGTTGGAACCCCCTCTTGTTCTTGGTGGGTAGGTTCTTGGGTAGGTTCTTGGGTAGGTTGGTGGAACGTCGTTCCGGTCTGGGTGGCATATGGTTCCGGTCTGACTGGAACCTCGTTCCGGTCTGCCTTCGGAGTGACTGGAACCTCGTTCCGCTCCTGACTGGAACGTCGTTCCGGTCTGAGTGGCATATGGTTCCGGTCCCACTCGAGCAGGTACGGGAGCACCCGGAGGCGGTAGTTGTAGCCGAGCTGGTGCCTCTTGAGCTCGACCAGGCCGACCCACTCGAGCACGGGGCGCCACTTCCTGACGGTCCGCTCGGTCACGCCAGCGGCGGCGGCGAGTTGGGGGTCACTCGGGTAGCAGCTCGAGCCGTCGCCGTCGGCGAACGTCCCGAGCGCGAAGAGGATGGAGCGCGGCGCCGCGCCGAGCGCGTGGGGCGCCCGTACGCAGCGCAGGAACGCCATCGTGTCGAAGGGGGTGCTGGTCATTGCATCACCTCCTTCTCCATCCAGATGGTTCGACGGATGGCCGCCAGGTCAACCCCTTGCCCCTTCTCCAGCCGCCACTCCAGCACGTTGAGTTCGGCGAGCTCGTCGAGCAATGCGGCGACATCCTTTGGATTGACGTCGATGTGGCTGGCGAGGAGGTCGATACGATAGTGCCAATACCCCCTGCCGAGGCAGCCAAGGTAGATCCCCTCCGCCAAACGTTGTGCCGGGGGCGATGCCTTGGTTGTGCGGCGCACCATGAGCACACGCGTCCGCCATGCGCGCTCATCGAGGGGAAGCCCTTCAACGTTGCCAGTCGGTGCCTCGTGAGACTCACCGACAATATCGAACCTGTAGAGGTTCGCCTTCGCGCCGCCCGTAACCTTGTCCACCTCGCCTGCGTCGCGCGCAGCGTAGACGACCTCCTTCACCGCACCTTCTGGCCAGTGATTCGCACGCTCGAGCTGGGTGACGTTGGTTACCTTGAGGCGAGAGTTTCCGGCGTCGAGCGCTTCGGACGCGGCCATGATGACGCACAGTCGCGCCGCGTACGGTGCACGCGAACGCGCCAGTCTGCGCATATAGTCGCGGCGCACATCCGTGATGCGCACTACGCCAACGCTCTTGAGCCAGTCCTCGCTCAGAATGCGTTCGACGTCCTCGTCGGCCAGCTTGTACCACTCGCCATCGATGCGCTTGCCCGCCAAGAGCTTGTGTAGTCGCTTCTCGGCGTACATGTTGCCCGCCTTGACGCTGCCCACCACGGTAAGCGTGTACGGCTGGCTCTGTGCGATTTGAGCCGCCCTTCGACTGGCTGAATGCGTCGTGAACCCGACCCTGTAGACGCCGGTCATCTGCTCGTTTCTCAGGACGTAAATCACGCCCGGTTGTCTGTGTGGCTTCTTCATCGCGTCACCTCCATTGCGGCCGTGACGCATCGCTCTTGACTGTCTGGCATGGATGCCTCATCGTGCCTGTGTGCTTGATGAGGCGTCCCCGGGCTTGCGGCTATGGGGGCGCCTCGCTTGTTTCTTGCGGCGTCCGAAGCGTGATGCGCACCCCCTCCTTGGTCTCCTTGAGCCCCACGAGACCGAGCCTCGCGACCTCCCTGAGCAGCTCGACATACTCTCCGCTCGTCGCCTCAATGCGACTCGCGTGACGCTCGACTTGCTGCCAGTTCAGGTCCGTCACCTCGCCCGTAAGGGCCGACGGCAGATAGAGAACGAGGTCGCGTGCCCGAGCGTGTTCGCTCGACCACTTCGCCACTTCCCCCATCGCCCATGAAGACCAACGATTCATTGCGCTTCTCCGCATCGACTCACCGCTGTGCAGTAAATCATACTGTGTAGAGTAGAGCAAGGCGATTCGGGCGCAGTACATGTCCCCTCCATGGGTGTGGGTCGACTTCACTTTTTTAGAGGTCGCGGCGCCATCGTATTGACGCAAAAAACCCGCGCCAAAAGGCGCGGGTCATGACTCAAAAGCGGCCGGGCTGGTCGCTACTCCCCCTGCTGCTCCTTGATGCGTCGTTCGATCTCGGCTTCGGCGCGAGCAACGAAGACGGACAGCTTGATACCCAAGCCGTCTGCGACCTTCCACATCATGAGCAGGTTCAGTGAGCGTTCGTTGACGACGTCGGAGACGTTCCACGCCTTGAGCCCCTGCGCGGCGCGCTCGGCGACCTTCGCGTGCGAGAGGTCTTGCCAGTTGACCTCATCCTTGAAGCGGCTGGCGAGCGCCTTCTTGCGCAGCTCGTCCAGGTCGTCGGGCAGTCGTTTTTTCTCGACCTGCCCTTGTTCCTTCTCCTCGCTCACCTTTCGCACCTCGGTTGGTGGTCTCGCTTCCATCCTTGAACTCCTCTCCGTTGTAGCCCAGCCCGTCTCTGATCCGCAAGCTAAGTAGAAATTACTTGTTGACGTACAGTAATCTCTACTTAGAATAGTAATCGTACCGGCTGGCGGTACAGTCAAGCACACGGAGCAGAGAAAATGCAGATCACCACCGACACGCGGGACCGCAAGCCCGCCGTCAGCAACCTCCCCACCTCGCTCATCCACGCGATCGAGGTCCTCGGCCTCGAGCACGCCCTCGACGTCGCCACCATCAACCGCGACTGCGCCCGCGACGACCTCGCCGCGCTCGAGGACACCTACTGCGAGATGGTCGAGCGCGGCGCGCAAGAGTCGCGCCTCATCATGGCCGAGCGCAACGTCGACACCGCGCGCCGCCACCTGCTCGCCTGCGAGGACGCCCTCCAGGCGCTCGAGCGCGAGCAGGACGCTCGCACCTACGCCGAGCGTCTCGACGACGTGCACGCCGAGGTGCTCGAGGTCATCGAGGACGCCACCGCGCGTGGCGAGTACGCCGACCCGCACGCGCTCACCAAGTACCTCGTGAGCTACTTCACGGCGCGGGTCCGCAGGTTCACGCGTGAGCTGGCCCGCCAGCGCGCCGAGGGCATGAGCACCGACCACCTCGCCGACGCGCTCACGCTGATGCGTTGCGGCCTGTATGTCGCGATGGAGCGCCCCGACGTCGTCGCGCGCCTCACACGCGGCATGTTCGCCGCCGAGGTCGAGCCTGCGCCCGCGCCGGAGGGTTGGGGTCGCCGCGTCGCTCCGCCCGTGGCCACGCTGCCCGAGGGGGTCGAGGTCGCCGCCGTCGTCGAGTCCGCACGCGTCGAGCTGCTCGAGAGGGCGCTCGAGGAGGTCACGGCCGTCGAGGAGTGGGAGCGTGATGTGTCCGTGGCGATGCCGCCGCGTGAGCTGCGCGCGAAGTGGTGCAGGCAGTGGGCGCGCGACGGGGCGACCGAGGCGCGGCCCGGTCTGCGCACGCTCGTGGAGGTGCGGGGTGAAGGCGACGGGGAGGTGGCGTGATGACGCGCACGGAGTACGAGAACAAGCTCGCGCGCGCCGCAGATCCCAAGACACCGGACCGCCTCAAGCTCGCACTGCTCGAAGCGGCCGCCTGGAGCGCCTTCTGTCGCCCCAGGTCCTACTGCCCCATGAGGTGGTGGGAGGCCAAGGAGGAGGTGTGGGGGATGGCGCTCGGTGCATGGGAGCGACTGCCTAACGCCAAACGTACGCAGATGGCCTGGAGCGACATCGAGCACATCCGGTGCGCATGCTCCCGCCCCATTGGGGAGGTGTCGCGCTGGGAGGTGGAAGCGTGAACGAAAGCGAACTCAACGAAGCGCTGCTCTACGCCGAGGAGCACCTGAAGGACGCCAAGCGCGCGCTCGTCGTCGCCGTGGGAACCGCCTGGGTCGATGAGGACGAGCCCAAGACCAAGCGGGCACGCGAACTCGCCTCGGAGGCTGAGGCGCTGCGCAAGCGTGTCGGCGCCTTCCGTAAGGAGGTCCAATGACACCTGAACAAGCCATCAGGGGTGCGATGGAGCGCACCCGCAACACCATCACGCTGGACCCGAGCGCCGTCCAGGGGCCAGGCCCCGCCGAGCTCGACCACCTCGCCGATCTCGCCGACGCCGTCCTCGATCAGCTCGAGGCAATTGAAGGCGTCGACGCGGCGCGGGCGCGCAAGCTCGCGCACCACCTGTGTCGCAAGGCGCGGGTCGAGAGCAAGACGACCGTGGCCGGGGTGCGCGCCGGGCTGATGCGCTTGGGTGCTGACCACCTCGTCGTACTCATCGAGTGGTGCGAGCTGCTCGGGCCGAAGGGTCTGCGCCATCGGCTCGTGGTCGAGTACCGGCAATGGGTCGAGGCCAAGAAGGCGCTGTACGGCGCGGTGTCGGGCGTGCTCGCCGCCGAGAGCGTGGGCGAGCGCGAGGCCGTCGGCGCCGTCGTCGAGGCGCTCAAGGCGCGCTGGGGCGTGGAGTCGTTGCACGAGATGAGGCCCGCGCGGCTCGAGGAGGCGGCCGGCCAGGTCGCCGCCGACGGGTGGGCGCTGGTGGGCGAGCTGTACGGGAGCGGCGCCGACGAGGCGTGAACCACACGAACTACGGAGCGCGGGCCCTGACGCAGGAGCGGCAGGCCACGGACCCACAGACGGGCGCGCCCACAGATACGGAGCGAGAGACGATGAAGATTGAGAGCATGGAAGCCGAGGGCATGAGCTGGACGGTGCACACCGATGAGGCGGGCGAGACGTTCTGGGAGCGCCAGGACATGGTCGCCAACCTCGGGTTGCAGGTTGACCGGCGCGTGCTGAACAGGCGCGGTGAGGACCTCGTCGAGTGCCCGAAGACCGGGTGCCTGCTCGTCGCGTCGAGCACGCTGCGCTGGTGGCTCGGGTTGGGTCGCTCGGCGGACAAGAAGGCGGTTATGCGGCGCGTGCTCTACACGTGGACGACGCTCAACGCGCCCGCCAAGCTCGCGCCCGTCGAGCTGATGCCTGAGCCGGTGCCCGTCGAGCAGGTCGGCCCCACGACCATCGACTGGCGTCGGTTCGCCTACGACGACGGCGACGTTCGGGGCATCTCGCTTCGTGCCATGGTCGAGGCGGGGTTGTATGCCAGAATGGACCATGCGGTTCGGGCGCTGCGTGCGGCAGGGTTGCCAAGCTCCCCCGTTCGGGGGACGCACACACACGGGCAGGAGGTCGCCGACTACATCCTCACGTTGCTCGACGCGCAGCGGTTCGCGGCGCGCGCGAGGACGGAGGTTGGCGCGGCCATCCTCGACACCATCCTCGAGCACCACGCCGAGTTTCAGCGGCTGCTCGAGGGCGACCAGGCCGCCCACGACAGGCTCGCCGCCCACCGGCGCCCGACTCCCGCGAACGACATGCCCGAGTGGGCGGGGCAAATCATCGCCCAGCTCGCCGCGCTCGGCGCGACGAACAAGGCGCGTGTCGACGAGATGGCGCAGGGTGTCGAGTTCCTGCGCGAAGACAACGTGCTCATGCGTCAGGAGCTCGAGGACACGAGGCTCTTGCACCGCATGAGGCCGGGTGAGGTCGACACGACGTGGATGGCGCTGCGCTTCGACCTGTTCAGCTCGACGGGGCGCGTCCACATCAACGCCGTCATCGCGCTCGGGTTGAGCTGGGGGCTCGCCGAGGTCGGCTACATGCGACAGGTCGAGGTCGAGGCGGGCGCGGGGCAGGACCGGGCCACGAACCCGAAGTGGGTGTTCACGGCCGACGGGTGGCAGCGCTTCGGCGAGTTGCTCGAGCAAGCGCATGGCGGCGACGACTTCCAGGTCGTCACGCTGCGCCGGACCTACCGCGTGGTGCGCAAAAAGGCGGTGGCATCATGAGGTGGGAGCAGGAGCACCAGGCTGCGCTCAACCGCATCCGTCGCCACCACCTCGAGCCTTCAGGGGAGCGCGAGCAGCGGGAGCGCGCCGAGACCGCCGAGCGCGAACTCGACGAACTACGCGCCGCACTCACAGGCGGCGAGGAGGCGCTCGCCGACGCGCTCATTTTCGCCGAGCGCCGGGTCGCCCACCTCGAGCGGCAGGTGACCGCGCTCGAGCTGCGCGCCGCGCGCGCAGAGGCCGAGCTTGGCCTGGTGCTGCGTGCGCAGGAGGCGGCGGCGCGAGCCAGGGCGGCACGTAGGCGTGACAGCCAAGCCGAGATGTTCTCGGGGGAGGTGGTGGCGTGAGGGACACAGCCCTTGAAGACACGCGCGTTCGTCTCGCCCGAGAGCGGCGCGAGCGGCGCGCTCGTGATCGAGCGCTCGTAGAGGCTCAGATCGCCATGCTCGAGCGCAGACGTGAGACGTGGTGGGAGCGGTTGAGGAGGTGGTTTCGATGAGGACGCAACGCCGGTACGAACTCGCCGTGAAACACATCTCCGACGCACGCCGCTGCCACAACGAAGGCATGCGCTTCGTGGCCGACCTCTACCTCCTGTGGGCGCGTCAGCATATGGAGAAGATGCACGAGGGTCACGCGCGTGAGGACGTCGTCGCCAAGCTCGAAGCGGCCGCGGCGTGGAAGTCCGGGGTTGTCGCCGAAGACCCCCGCGGGCAGGGCGAGTTGCTGTGAGAGGACGGCGCCGCCGGTCCCTTGCGGATGCGGCACGAGGTCAGACCCAGGCGCCGAATCAGTGCTGCGTTGACGACTCACCGGGTGGTCCGGTGAGCGTCGCAACGAAACCCTCGGTGCGCCCTGGGTTGAGTGGGGTGCGCAGTACGCCAGACGACACGGTCTAGCCAGGAGGCGAGGGCCGAACGGGGTCCGTGTCCCGGTGTCGTCTTGGATTTTATGAGGAGGTGAGGTCGTGAGGAAGGATGAGAACGGCGAGTCGTGCCCGTCGACGTTGGGTGAGTATCGGGATCTGTGCTGGGCACTCGCGCGCGAGTGCCGCGCCGTCGAGCTGCTCGACCACCACATCCTGAAGAACGAGGATGGCCGGGACGCGGTCGTCATCGCGCACGACTCGCAGATGCGATTCCTGTTGATGCCGGCGTTGGCTGAGCCACCAGAGGACCCCGAGCACGACTTCTTGAACCCGGCGTGCGCGAGCGAGAGAGCGCTCGAGAGAGGGGCGGAAGGATGAGCATCCAGCCCGACGAGATGGTTTCGCCCGAGGCGTACCGCGTGGCCCTCGACCGTATCGAGGAGCTCGAGGCGCGCCTCGGTGGAGCGCAGACCGAGGCGACGCGCTACCTCGAGCTGATGGAGCGACTCCAGTCCCGCATCTGCGACCTGGAGCGCGACCGCGAAGATGCGCTCGATCTCGCGTGCGAGTGGCAGGAACGATACGAGGCCGAACGCACGCTGAAGCCTCCCACGCCTGCCGCCGAAACCGTCGACCCTGAGATGGAGGGGGTCATCAGACGCCAGCTCCTTGAGCAGGCGCAGCGCGGCGCGATCCCCTCGGAGCTCCATCTGGCGGAGTGGAGGCAACTCGAGGCGAGGGGGGTCGTCGAGCTTCGTGACGGGAAGTACTGGGCAAAGCGGAAGGGAGTGAGCAATGCGGGTTGAACGAGACGAGAACTACGGCGCGCTCCTGCGCGCCCTCACCGTCGACGGCGCGCCCGAGGTCCGGATGCCGTTGTCACACGAACAGCTCAAGGCGTTGCATCAGGATGCCGGGGAGTTGCTCAGGGAGATCGCCGAGGAGCGCGACGAGCACTTCTTCGCCCATGGTGGTCAGCATTGTTGGAGGTGCGGCGCTGGCGACGTGACCTGGGAGCGGGGCGGTGCATGGTGCCCCAACTGTGGACACGAGTATTTGCCTGAAGACGAGCGATTCGATGACTGGAGCAGTCCGGTTGCCCCCGGCCTTTTGGGTTCGGACGACATGTGGATTTTGGACGTTTATCAGGGCGACCCGCGAGGCCGTATCGTGACCTTCCATGGGACCACCAAAGATGGGCACATGCATCGGTATGCGGCGAAAGGGTTGGTGTGCGCGTCGTCGTTGGGTGAACGAGGGACGACCTGGAAGGCAACGCCGGAGGGGCTTGAGGTCATCAGGCGGACGGACGAGCGCATGTCGGCGGTCGCGGCCGCAGAAGAGGAGTAGAGCCATGGTGGGTGATTGGGAGGCGCTGATTGCTCGACTTGAGCAGCTCGAGGAGCGCGTCGAGGAACTCGAGCGCGAGCGCGAGGAGCGGGGCGAGACCAGGACCAAACGGGACGCCGCCGTCAGAAAGATGATGAGCGCATACGACGAACGGATGGCGAAGATCCGCGCGGAGTTCGAAAGCGGAGGGCGTGGCGGTGAGTAGTGCATGGGAAAGGTACGATCGCGAGCTCCCCCTCTCCTATGAGGACGTCGCCGAGATCACCGGCCTGGCGGTCTCGACGCTCCAGAGCTGGAAGAGCGCGGGGAGGATCGAAGCACTCACGACCACTTCCTCGGCGGTGGTGCGCTTTGCGCCCGCTGAGGTCCGCCGTATCCTCGGAGCGCAGACAGCGGCCGAGGGAAAGGAGCTGACGCATGGACATGCGCAACATCAAGGCCCTGGGTCCGAACAAGTACCGGATCCGGTTCAAGTACCGAGATCCCCTGACGGGAGAGCAGGTGGTCTACCAGAAGACACTCAGCGGCGTGACGCTCGTCGCCGCGCGCGCTCACCGCGACGAGGCCCGCGCCGCCGCGTTGCGGAAGGCATGGGAACCGGCGCCTCGGCGCGCGAGCTCGTTCGTGGACTCATATCTCGCGACCCGGGCGAGGCGTGACCCCGGACGACGCGGGCGCCCTATCACCGCGTCCACTCTCGAGCGCGACGCCTTCGCGCTCGACCTCCACATCATCCCTGAGATCGGCGACTGGATCGTCTCGCGCATCACGCTCGAGGACCTCGACGAGCTCGTCGACCGGTGGTGCGTGAAGGAGCGCGCGAACGGGAAGCTCTACGCGGCCAGTTCGATCAACGTGTGGATCAAGGTCCTCAAGCTCTTCCTCAAGCACGCGGCGCGCGCCGTGGGCGTCGAGTCGCCAGCCGAGGGCCTCGAGGTCCTGCCGCTGACGGGCGAGAGGAAGGGGAGGGCGCTCTCACCCGCGGAGGTGGGCGCGTTGCTCGAGTGGGTCGAAGAGTCGGCGCCTCAGCACCTCGCCATGGTCTGGCTCGCGGTGACCACGGGGGCGCGCTTCTCCGAGCTCGCCGCCGTCCACTGGGACCAGGTCGACGAAGAGGCGGGCGTAATCGAGTACACCCACAGCGTCTACAAGGGACGGCGCCGCCGCGGCTCGAAGACGGGGGCGGAGGTGCGCGCGCCGCTCGCCCCGAACGTGGTCGAGGCGCTCGCGCGACATCGCGAGCGCCTCGTTCAGACGCGGCATCCCCTGGCTGGCGGTGACATCGTCTTCCCGGCGCGCGTGCTCAGCACGTCGCGCGCGGAGTATGCAGGGTACCAGACCCGTACGGGACTGGCGAAGACGCTCGCGCGCGCGGCGCGCGAGTTGAAGCAGGACCCAATCACTCCCCACGACCTGCGACGTACCTGCAACACCCTCATGCTGGGCGTGGCGCGCGAGCACGTCGTTCAGGCGATCACCGGCCACTCCACTTCGGAGATGACCCACCATTACACCTTCGTCGACGACGACGCGAAGGCGACCGCGGTGGGGAGGATGTTGACCCTCATTGAAGGGGGTAAGGGTCAACGAAGGGTAAACGACTCAGTGGACGCGGAAGTGGAGGGCCGCATAGAATCAGCGTGAGAGTAGCTCGGGCGCTTCCCTCACACGGAAGAAGTCCCTGGTTCAATCCCAGGTACGCCCATTAAAAAACAACAACTTACAGCCCCTCGGGTTGCCGTTGTCTGCCTACGTTGACCCCTCGTTGCCCTCCTTAGGGTAAACGAGGGGTCAACGCGTTCTTGGGGCGATCGCTGTCTTGGGCCCAGAGGGGAACGAGTAGCTCGAATATCTCCCATCGCAGTGCATTGAGGGAGATGAGTCGGCGGGGTGGGTTTCGCGAAAATGACAGGGGTTGGTTTGTAAAAATGCAGGGTGAACAAATGTATACGCGTTTCGTTGATCGTTATGAGTGAAAGGACAGAATTTGTCATTTTGTGGAAGCAAATCTGTGCCGTGCGTACTATTTGTACTGTGAGATCCACTCGCGCCACATGGATGTCGTTGAAGTGGACTCACACCGTTTCACCACAAGCGGAGGACGAACATGAAAGACACTCAGCTCACGGAAAACTTGAACGATTTTGAGAGGATGGTCATTGAGCGCGAGCAGCGCTTGGCGGAGTCCAGTCAGGACTGGCGTCGGTTTGAGCAGCGTTGGGGTAAATACGCGCAGCGTGACTCAGCTCCACTGCCGCAGTTTACTCCTGACCAGCAGACTGACCCTCCCCTGCGCGTCGTGATCAGCGGCGACATCATCTGAAACTCAAAAAAAAGGGGGGCCCCCAATGCCCAACTGGAGAGAAATTTCAGCGCGGTTTGGGGGCTTCCCCACGCCTGAACTCGTCATCCCGTCCGAGTACATCGAGAAACTTACGTACATCACGGGACGACATACCATTATCTACTACTCGGATTTCCTTGAGCCGACACCAGGGGTGCCAGGCGAAGCGTACTCCATCACAGACAGTGACATGAATGCGTTCATGGCAACTGTCCACAAGTTGGATTCTACCAAGGGACTCGACCTGATCTTGCACACACCTGGGGGTCGCGTATCTGCAACAGAGGCCATCGTCAGATACCTCAAGTGCAAGTTCGACCACATCCGGGTGATCGTCCCCCACCTGGCTATGAGTGCTGGGACGATGATTGCTTTGTCTGCAAACAAGGTGTTGCTCGCCAAACACGCCAGTTTGGGAGCAATTGATCCGCAGATTGCCAACCGGTCTGCCCATGCGTTCGTGGAAGAATTCGAACTGGCAGTTGAAGCAATCAGGAACAACGAGCCGTCAGCGTTGCTCTATCGTGACATGGTCGCGAGGCACCCCGTTGCGTTCATTGAAGACTGTAGGCGCGCCATCAAGTGGTCGGAGGAACTCGTAACGGAGTGGCTGACCGATCGCATGTTCTCTCATCTGTCGCGCAGTCAAGCGAAACGGAGGGCCAAGAAGATTGTCGACGCTCTCGGGGATCACGACAGAACTCGCGCACACGATCGGCACGTAAACTTCGAGAGCGCCCGCAAGATGGGGATCGAGATGGAGCTCATCGAAAACATTGGTGCGGATCCTCAGCTTCTCTTGGATGCCCAGTTGGACGATTTCCAGGATGGGGTTTTGTCAATCCATCATGCGATGATGAACCTCTTGGCCAGAACTTCTGTGGTCAAAATCGTTCAAAACGACCTTGGTGTACGGGTGGTGCAACAGGCCCTCCCTCCCCAACGCTTTTGAATCCAACGCAACGCCACCCACGCCTCCGCCGACAACCTCCCCAACCACAACGGGAGGTGCACATGCGAGACGGATTGTTCGAGATGGTGAGGGATGCGGCGGCGGGTCACGCGGCCGCGGAGCTGAGGGTAGAGGCGGCGCGAGTGCTGCTGTCGGAAGCGGCGGCGCTCGCGCTCACCCCTTGCACAACGCCACCCCTACCCCGCATCGTGGACGCACTCACACCTGAGAGCCCACCATGCACGACGACCCCATCAACCGACTCGGCTTGGAGCCGAACGCGCAACGCGTCCTGAGCGTGCTGCTCGAGCGTGCAATGCGTGAGCTACCTGACGCGGAGGCCGCGGCGCTCGAAGGCGGTGACCTGGAGCGTCGCACACTCGCTGCGTTGCGAGAGCAGATCGTGCGCTTGGAACGTCGACTCGCCGAACGACAGCGGGTCTAACGAACCGCCAGCCACCACACGAGCGCGACGACACCGGCCCCCAGCACGGCGCCCACCCCACCCACGAGGATGGGGTCAGGCGCGCGGTCGAGTTTCAACGCGAGCCGGTCGCCGCGCGCACGTTCGTTCGCGACGTCCACGCGGAGCCCGGCGACTACGGTGGCGTGGGCGGTGGCCTGCCCGCTCGTCTCGCCGCGCGCCCGCGACCTCCCGAGCATGCACTCGGCGAGCTCGGTAGCGAGGTCCTCGGCCTCGGCTTCGGTGTCGCGGCACTCAGTCGTCGCGGTGGCGTCGGGCTGTGTCGAGGATTGTGCGGCGGCGTCGGGCGCGCCGCTCAGGAGCGCGAGGATCGTCAGGGTCATCAGGAGGCAATGGCGGTGGTGCATCGGTGGTCTCCCTGAGGTGGTCGCGCGGGGGTGGGTCGGGGTAGGTGGGTTCGTCGAGCCCCGTTGGCCCGGTCGGATCGTGTGTCCCATGGGACACATCGTCGTCCGAGCCCGTGGGTACGCTCCGGTCGCGGTGGACCCACAGGACGGCGGCGAGCGCGCCGCCAAGCACGCCCACGATGAGCACGAGACCGGTGGTGATGAGCGTCACGAGTCGTCCTCCTCAACCTCCCCCGCGGCGATGGCGTCGGCGATCTCGGCGAGGTCGTGCTCGTCGTAGGAGATCGGGCCAACGTCCGATGCGGCGTCGTCGGCGTCTGAGATCTCGGCGAGCACGCGCGCGGCGGTCATGGACGGGTTCGAGGACTCACCCCGTTCGATGCGGTTGAGCTCGGCTGCGTAGGCGTTGCGCTGGCGGCGAATGCGAGCGTTGTCACGCTCGAGTTGCTCGCGCTCGGCGGCGTCCACCTTGCGGTCCCCCTCGAGCGCTCCGACCCGGTTCTTGAGGTCGGAGATCGCCTCGCGGAGTTCCTGGTTCTCGTCGCGCAACTCGCGGTTCTCCCCCTTCAATTCCCTGATCAGCCTGAGTTGGTCCTCGGAGAGTTGGGCCTCGCGCTGCGCGGTGGTCGACTCGCTCTTGCCCCTCGCCTCGAGCACGGTCTTGATGATGTAGCCGAGCGCCCCTCCGCTCACGATCTGCATGAGGTCGATCTCACTCATCGGCGCGCCTCACGGTCTGGCGTGTGATGGCGGCGTCGGCGCCCGCCTGGACTCCTGCGAGCGCGACCAGGCCGCCCACGGCGATGGCGCCCTCGACGCTCCCGTGTAGGGTGAGGCCGATCACCCCGCCCATGCCTATGAGCGCGAGCAGGAACTTGCGAGAGAGCAGGTTGAGAAGGCGGTCGCCAGCGCGCGCGCGCCAGCTCCGCTCGGGTGTGTGCTCGGTCATAGGTCGAGTCCTCCCACGAAGGTCACCCACCATGGCGACCGGTTGTAGACACGCCATCGGCGCGGCCTGCGCGCCTCGGGCAAGGTGTTGATGAGGTCGTTGACGTCGAGGCGCCCGCCGCGCGCGGCCTGCCTCATGCGCTTGCGACACCCGCCACCGCCGTACTGGACGGCGATGTCGAAGATGACGGCGAGCGTGGCGGCGTCCTTGACCCTGAGCTCGTTGGCGAGTTCGAGTTGGGGCCGCATGTAGACCTCGATGGCCACCCGCTCGAGGGTGCGCGCGGCGAGTTCGGTGCGCGCGAGCGCGCGCAGGCGATCGACCCATGGGTCTTCCCACAGGTCGGCGCCGTCGACGGGTCTCACCCGCGCCGAGCGCTTGCCAGGACCCTCACCGGACACCACGCGGCGTGACCTGCCGCCACGGTTCGTGAGCTCGACGATGTGCGAGGCACGCTCCCCGAGGTGTTCCTCGACGGTGGCGCGGTCCTGCACCCACATCAGCTTGAGCCACAACCCGAGGTTGCCGCCGTCCTGAGTGACCTGAATGCGCCCGAGCGAGAGGCCGACGTGCGTACCGCCGTCGGGCTGGTGCTTGCTCGCCCAGTGGATGCGTTCGTCGGTGTCGAATCGCCCCTCGTACTCACCGTCACGGTTGGCGGCGTCGTCGCGCCCGCCCGACTCGTGCTGAATGGTCGGGCGCGCGAGTTCGAGGACGCCCAGGTCGGTCAGAACGCGTTGCTCGGCCCACTGCACGCCGAGCACGCGGCGCGTCGCTGGCCCCGCCTTGCCATCCGGGTCGAGCCCGTGGCCATCCTGCCAGGCGGCGAGCGCGGCGCACGTGAGCGGACCCCACTCGCCGTCCACCTTCGTGAGCACTTCGGCCTGAAGGCGTCGCACGGTCTCGTTGGGGTAGCGCTGGTGCTGGTTGTACCTGATGGCCTTTTCCCACCTGCTCATCTCACCCTCCTCGACTGAGGGGCCACAGCACGGCCCCGAGTACGGCGCCCACTGCGCCGAGAATCCACCACACCCACCAACCCGAGACACGCCGCCAGTCGAGCGCGCCGAGGACGACTCCGCCGACGCCGAGCAGCCCGAGCACGTAGTCTGTCCAGGTCGGCCACCACTCAGGCATGACCGGCCCCCACCAGTGCCCAGCGAGCGCGAACCACGCGGGCGGGATGACCCACCAGCGCCGAGCCCACCTCCGCATGGTCTCGCTCACGGTGTCGCCCGGCGCATCGTTGCGTGAGGCGACCCACGTGTAGACCGAGACGACGGCGACGGTGGCGACGATGAGTAGCTCGGTGGTCGTCATGTCCCATCCCCCTCGACGACTTCGAGCTCGAGCGCGGCCGCCTGCTCGATGGCCTCGGCGCGCTCTCTCTCCGTGGCCTGCTCATCGGGTGTGCCCGAGAGCTCCGCCAACCCGAACGCCGTGAGCATGTCGCGCCAACTCAACAGCGCCTCCATCCCACCGGACTCGACGTCCCACCGCTGCGTGATGACGTATCCGACACCGCGCGTGCGGTTCTCGGAGTCGGCCTGTGTGGGGTAACGCACCCAGTGCAGCGGGGACCGATGGTCGACCGTCAACGGCGTCGACGGCGTCATGTCCTCCATGAGCAGCGAGAGGATGGGGCCATAGACGTCGGCGCGCGCCTCGGTAGAGCAGCCCCATGCGACGATGCGGCCGGGGAACCCGACGCGCTCGAGCGGACGATCGAGGCGCACGACGGGTCGCCCGTCGGCGAGCTTGCCGA